CTTGTAATTGTTGTCCTGCAGATCAGTAAACTTCTTGATTACAGTGTATTTGCCCATGATCACGCTCCTGTGTCAACTTCTGCAATCCAAAGTGAGTTCGGATTATAGAGAACGGGCATGAACAGTCCGCTCGCCTTGGTCCAAAGAACAGCAGGGTCTTTCTCCATCCACTGTGTAATGAATACGTAAGGATTTACACCCGAGCCGCTCACATCAAGGAGACCGTCATTGTCAACTTCGGGCGGATTACCCCAAAGACCGATACCCATCTTATTTGCAGGGTTGGTAGCGAAGAACGACATTACATCGTCGGGGAAGTATCTCTTCGTTGTGATCGTGGGTCTACCATCAGAACCGATCGCAGAACTTGCTCCGTATGTAAGATCGTTTGTGATTACCTGCGTAATACCAAACTCAGTCTCAAGATAACCCATCAGTGCTGACATCGAAACCAGTGCACCAACTGCGTTTGAGCCGTTGATCGCGATCTGAACTGAAGCATGCTTGCGCATTCTTGTGATGTTCTTCTTCGATGTAAGGAGACCATTGATCGTGATACCCTTTTCAGTAGCATCGTCAATGATCGTCTGAATCTGCTCAAATACGTCCTTGTCTGCACCGAAGTCGATCGTGTAACCTGTCTGTGCGGCAGGTACGCCGTAATCAACAGTAAGGTTAAGGTTGTTCTCCTTGATTGTTACCTTACCAGTTGCCATGAGTTCGTTCTTTGCAACTTTTGTGCGGGTAACGATCTGGTCTGCAAGGCGAATACCGTCATTGAGTACGTAGTCGTACATCTCGGTGTTCTGCACACCTGCACGAAGCAGTTCACGCATTCTCTCTGACTGGTTGATCTTAACCTTTATGAGACCTTTCTCAATGTTGTGGCTATCGATCGGAACGCGGAACGTAGTCTTTGCTTCTGTATCAAATCCGTGGAACTGAGCCATAACAGGAATCTGGTACTCAGCCGCGATCGAGTTCCAAGCGGCAACAAGGTTATCCGTCTTATCATCACCGAAAAGGCTGTCAATAGGGTCGTTGGGTCTATTGACCTGAAATCCCATGTCAAGCCACTCTTCTTTGGGAATAAATCCCATTATGTTGTTCTCAAATCTAGGTGTAGGCATTTTATTTCCTCCTCTTCTACTTATTAAGGTCTTGTAACTGCAGGCTCGTCAACAAAAGTGAAGCCCTTAGCCCCGAGTGCTGTCAGTGTAGACGCTGTTAACTGCTCAACTGAAAGGGGTATTCTATCTTTGATAACAACACCCTTTGTAACAACAGATCCTGCCATGTTTCCGCTAGAAACATCAACATCCTCGTATACAATACCCTCGGCGTTAGCACCGACTTCGGGATAAACTGTCCCCATGGGTATGTACTTTGCTCCGTCTGCTCTCGTTGTAGCGTCGCTCTGTTTCATCTCCCGAGTTTCTCTCACGCACTCTTCGTGAGCGAGGAAATATCCAGGAGCGTATACCTTTGAGTTCTCATCATTCTGAATAAACGACATTGGTTAATCCTCCTTCTTTCCATATAGGTTATCGTGATACTTAGCGGCAAGTTGCGCGGCTCTTCCAGTCGTGTTGTTATCCTTGCCACCGCTTGCAGGTGGAGTCTCAACATCCGCTCCCTGTGTCTCCTGTGACGGAATAAATCCATCATAGTCAGCAGTGATCTGCTTCTTGAGACCCTCGGCATCATCAAGTGAACCATCGTCTGTGAGTTTCATGCCCTTGAAATCGGTAACTCGCATTATCGAATCGATATGCTTCTCTCCGACCTTGCACTCCGCAAGGAGTTTGCGATAAGCCATCTTGACTTTGTTGGTGTTTTCCTGCTCAAGCACATCGGCTTTGTATTTTTCAAAGTCGGCATGCTCCTGTTCGAATTTCTTCTTCCACTCGTCAAAGTCCTTGCTATCCACGTCCTTTTTCAGATCGTCCAGTTCCTTTTCGAGTTTTGGCAGTTTGTCTGCTTCCTCTTTGTACTGATCTCTCTGCTGTTTGAGTGCATCCGTAACACTCGTGTGTTCGTCAATGATTGCGCTGACCTGTTCATCGGTCAAACCCATGCCCTTAAGCATAGCCCTTGTTAATGCCATTTTCTTTTCCTCCGTTTCTTCGGGTGATTGCTTCCACCAATGAGTAAGGGGTTGATTCTTTAACCCTCTAGAATTACTCTATCACAGTTACAAGAGTTTGTCAAGTCTGAACGAGTTGTATTGTATTGTATCCACCTAAAAGGTGGAACACAATACAACCACAACTCACGTTCATGAGGACCGCGCGGTTGTGGTTGCGTTTCATAGTTGTATTATGACAACTCGGATTCGATTATCTTCTTGTATTCTTCAACGTGATCTTGTACTGCGGGTTTGAGATATGGTCTTGGTCTTACGTAGCCATGACCGCCTCCCGAACCTTTTGGTGCGTCGAATGTTTCCCATTCGGGAGGGGCTTGAAAGTGAGGTCCAGTACCGAGTTCGACATAGGGTGCGTACTCGACGTTAGACCCAATTGTGACAGTTTTTTCATCTTCGTTAACTGAATGTGTTATAGAATTGCGGAGAGTTCCACCACGGTAACCTCTTTTGCCAGTACTCTCGGCAGTACCGACTGGACATAACGCTTTTGCGTACTTCTCAGCGTTCATGCCTATGATCTCAAGCGCACGTGCGGTTGCTTTCTCCATCTCGCTTATGATCTCTTTTGTATTGTCTTCTGTTACTTTTACACTAACCACTAATGTTCTCCAAAAATTTAATTTCTCGTGCATACCGCTCCATTCGGTCATAATCTTTCTGCTCCAGTGGTCGGTTTTTAATTCGTGTCAGATCAGAGTTGTGTTTGAGATCAGCCAGTTTCACTTGTGTTGCGATCGGGTTATTTGCTACTCGGTCTAAGTACACCTGCCTGTCTTCGCCTTTTCTGTGTGTGATTGCGTCCACGGCGTTCACTATGTAGATCGGAAACCCGACTGATTTAAGATCGCCCAGTGTAATGTGTGTATCCTCAACTACATCATGCAACCAAGCCACTGTTTTCTCGTCTTCCGTTTTAACAAAGGAAGCCACTGCTTTCGGGTGTTCAATGTACGGCTGTCCTCCTTTGTCCACTTGTCCATAGTGCGCACCCGTCGCAATTACTTGTGCAAGCCTAACGAGTTCCATTTTTCATCTCCCTCCTTTATTTCGTCAACGGAGATGTCATCAGTGAAGATTCCCGAGTATTCGCTATCTGCTTTCTCCCATTGGTTATTAGTCCACACGAACAGGCACACTCTATTAGAGTGTATCTCCATTTTCAGTGCGATTCCTGTTGTCTCTACTATGTAATACTTGGTGTTCATTGATTTTCCCTCCAATTATATTATATCACATAGGGTTGATATTGTCAAATTATTTATTACCAATAACTCCCAAACTTTGTGACATTCTTCGTACGATTAGTGTCATAGTTCACTTTCTTGATCGTTTCAATGTTTGGAGGTGACACGATTGAGTTCATATTATCGATCATCTTTTTATTTAATTCATCAACCCTCGGGTCGTTTTTATCAAGTTTTCGGACCTCTTCATATATCTTATGGTTTACACTCTCTTTAATGTCAATACTTTGCGGTGTATGATATTGCATCTCGATCACATATCCGCTCGGGGTTTGTACAAGCGTATTAACTCCTCGATATGGTACATCATGATCACCCATTGTATTTTTAACACGAATGGTCTTGAATCCACGACTTTCTAATTCTTTGGTGATCACATTGTAGTCTTCAACAAAATGTTCGGGTGGCGAGATATTAGTAAATCTCAGCGCATCGGCTGTCTTATCCGCCATTTTTGTTCTGAGTACAAATTGCTCCTTTCGGCTCAAAACCAGTCCATTTTCTTCGATCACTTCTTTTGTATCGCCCACAACTTTACGGAACGCACTATCGAAACTTTTATATTTAAAAGGAAGTCCACCGTCAACTGTACCATGACCCATACCTGCAACTTCTTGCAAAGTCTTTGTAACTTTATCCCTCTCGTCGATCATTTTCGCAGTTTGGGTTATTCCCTTTGTCATCTTCCAGTCGTTGTAGGTCAAATTTTCTACTGTATCTGGACCAAGTTTGTTAACAATTTTACCAGTCTCGTTATCTCTTCGAGAATAGATTGATGGATACTTCTTCACATTTGTTACCATTGTACAACGACAATTATACACCTCGGCAGGAGCACCACCTGCCTCGCCTGGATATTGAAGCCCATTCGAGAACTTACTATCAACTGGTACTCTCTCACCGTCAATGTCGGCGTGTGAATCACGAGTGTGTGAATCTAATGTTGCCATCCATTCTTTTTCAAGTTCGATACCAAGATTCTCAGCATCTTTCATTGATTGTTGTCTTCCTGCATTCTGCGCTCCAGTCATAGCAGTTCGAGCAAAAGTCTTCATCTTGTTTTCGTTACCAGTAACGAGTTTATCCGTCAATCGCTTCACAACTTTATCGAGACTTTCACCTTGAATTATTCCCTGTGTTACTGCGTTATTAACTTTCTTCTTGGACCAAGTATAATCTTTTGGCTCGTTGATCTTCCATTTTGGTAGAATTTGAGGGTCATTCTTAATAAGATTGGCAACTGAGTTAGCATCATATACACCAAATCCAAAATCGATTCCCGCGTCACGTTCAATTCCAAACGCCATATAATTTGCATTCACTGCAAATATATTGGGCGTCTCTCCATTGACCATGGCAACTGCAACTTGATTTGCATTTTGCACAGAATTGATCGCTGAATTACGCTTCGATTGCCATTGCTTCTGCTGAAACTCCTGTCCTTTTCGCCAGTTATCATACTGCTCTTGCGTAATCTCTCCGTTTTTCAGTTCTTGGAGGTGAATTTGTTCTTTAGCCGCAAACTTATCCTCGAAGTCTTTTAACTTTCGATTGATGTCGGCTTCGGCTTCTTTGTATACGACATGAATTCGCCGCTCTAATTTTTCGATCTCTTTTGTTGTGTAATCATGAGCAAAATCAGCCATTTATTTCCTCTTCTTACTTTTTCGTCTTCTTCCCTTTTTAGGGGCTTGGTATTCGGCTTGGAGTTTGTCAACCTCTTGGTAGTACTTCTCTTGGTAGAGTTCTTTCACCTGCTGTTTCTTCGCTTTGGTGTCTTCCCGCAACTGCTCGATCTCGCCTTTGAGCGATTCAACCAGTTCATCATCTCCGTCTTTCTTTGCCTGTTTTATCCGCTCTCTGATCGCTTTAACTTGATTCTTCAAGGCTTCGGCAATCTGTTTGTACACTTCTTTGCGCTCAGCCATGATGGTTTCTTTGACCTGTTCAGCAATAGCCTTACCCTCGTCAGAGAGTCCTGCGGTCGAACCTCTTTTTCTTCCTTTGAGTTTCCTACGTCGCATGTAGTATTCATGCGCTTTCACTGGGTCGTAATACTTTGAAGCGTAAGCCATATCAACCTCCTAATTCAGCAAGTAGAGCGTCGATTTCTGCATCAACGTCAAGGTCGCTGTCATCGTCGGGGAGTTCGTCTTCTCCCTCCTCGGGAATTTCCTCTTCTTCCGATTCCTCGGTTTCGAACATTCCCTCGTTTTCTTCCAGTTTCTTTTCAAGGATGTTCTGCACTTCGTCAATCGTGATAAACGGCAACTTGGTTAAAATTGTCTCCTCGTCAAGATAATCAGCCGCCGACAGAATCATCTCGGTCTGTTCCTTTTCGTTGGAAATTCGATTCCTTTTGAAAATAGGTGTGTCCTCGATTCCGTTCAGTGCAAGTATCTGCTGAACGAACTCGGTGATCTGGTACTCGAAATCGTCGGCTTCTTCATCGAGTGGCTGATAAGCCGCGTCAATGTGATCGTTCGTTGC